GATGCGCGAAGGCTTGCCGCCCGACTGCGCTGCCGGCCTTACCGACGCCGAAGGCCGCAACGTCCTCCCCCGTCAAACGAATAAGGATTGACAAAGCGGCGCCGGCGTGGCAGGGGTGAAAGGTGCGTAAAAATTCGAAGGGAATCGCAAATGGCAATTTTCGAGGTTGAGATGCGCTTGGCAACTTGCGGCGCATCTCAAGATGAGTTCGACCGCGCGCGGCGGCCGACGATGATCATCGAGGTTGACCGCGCGCCGCTCAACGAGGACTGCCTAGTCTGCATAGAAATGAGCGAGGGCATGGGTCAACCCAAGCGCTTCACCGAGTTGACGCCCGTGGAAGCGCGCACACTTGCAAGGCACCTGATCGCTTGCGCGGAGGAGGCGGAACGCGAACCCGCACCCGAGGAGGCGAACGCCCATGCCTGAGATCCCCGAAAACCTCGACTTGCGATGGATCGCGCACCAATTGCTGTGGGTGCGTGAGGACGTCGCCGAAATCAAAGAAGGCGTTAATCGCCTCGACGCGCGTGTCTCAGCGGTGGAAAGCCGCATCCTTGCTGTCGAACGGCGACTAGATTCGATCGAGCGGCGGATTGATCGTTTCGAGCAGCGCCTGCGCCGCATTGAGGACAAGGTCCCGTGACTTACACGTGCAAGTCCTGCCCGTTCCTCGGCGAGGACGTCAAACGGCCGCATGTGTGCAGGCGCCACGCGCCGGTGCCAGCCGAGTCCGTTGACGACGTTGAACCGTACTGGCCGTCCGTCGACCCCGACAAAGATTGGTGCGGCGAACACCCGATGTTGGCCAGCGCGCGCGCCCAGGTGGTCTGGAGTAAAATCGACCAGCCGTAATCGACTAGCAACCCGTCCGAGGAAAGCGCGCCGGAGAGACCGAGAAACCCGTCGCCGAAAAGCGCAAAAGGCCCGCACTGCCAACCGTGCGGGCCTTTCTTGCTGCGCTCAGGGTTTCTAGGGAATCGCTTCACCCCGACCTCTACCGTTCCGGGGCGAAGGCGCGTACTATAGCTAGTGGTTGCATAGGAGGCAAGCGCAATGGCCACGATTACGATCAACCCGAACCAACCCAGGCCGCCCGTTCTGGCGTCAGACATTTGTCCGCCGCCCGTCTGGCCGCTGCCGCTGACCGATTGGAAGTCGCTCCCCGTCGTTCCCCAGGGTTTCCCCACGGGACCGTTTCCGGCGCAATCCATGGGACCGATATCGGACGGCACGCCACCCGTCATTCCGCCGTGCCCGGGCACGAGCATGGTTGTCCCTGCGGAACCCGACGAACCGGAAGAAACATCGGCACGACTGACGCAGCAACGGCGCGGCTTCGCCCTGTCCGCGGACACGACGCAGCCGGCGATCGAGGATAAGCGCGAACAGCCGTTTGAGGTTGAGGAACGCCCGGCCCGCGAGACCACGCGCAGCACGCGTCACCGTCGCGAACCGCCAATCGAATGAAGACTTGCGCGCGCAAGCGATCGGAAATGACGCCATGCGTTGTGACCGACGGCCCAGTTTGCTACACGCTCAACAGTTATCGCGAAGCGATTTGCGTTGGCTGTGAAAAGGGTCCGCGTACAACTGGCGTGCCTGTAGACCTTGAGCAGCTACGGACTGATCACGATCGCTATGTAAAGGCTTCTGCTCGCTAATATCCGAGGCCGTGGTGCGCCTCGCCGTTTTTGCGCGGTTGCACCATGCCGACGATTCGTCAGGGTATCTATGCCCTGCTTTCTGCCGTCGAAATCGACACCAAAGAAGAAGGACGAACGCACGTCGAACCGTGGCCGTCGCAGCGCATGGTCATCGATGCGATCTGTAAAGGCCTCGCGGAAGACGTTCACGAGTTCGTCGTTCTGAAATGCCGCCAGGTCGCCATCACGACCGTGTGCAGCGTCACCGAGCTGTTCTGGGCATTGGCCAACCCGGGGGTGCAGGGTGCCATTATCGCAGATCGAACTGACAATCTTGAGCGTCTACGTCGAATATTCGCGTCTTTGCTTGAGACGCTACCGCCTGAGTGGCGAGGCCCAGACCATCGGCTACTCGTCAACAATCGCAATGGTATGGCCTTTGCAAATCGCTCTGTCATCGACCTCCTTGCTGCAGGAAACAATCCAGATTTGGGGGCTTCTCGTGCCCTGAACATGGCGCACATGACCGAGTGCTCGTTGTGGCGCTCGCTCGCCGGCGTGGAATCGCTCAAGGCCTCGATGGCGAGGCAAAACCCCAACCGCCTCTACATCTGGGAATCGATCGCGAACGGCTTCAATTGGTTTTACAATCACTGCCAGCAGGCCAAGCAGGACCGCCACATGCGGTTCATTTTCTGCGGCTTCTGGTCGAACCCGACCTATTCGATTCCCAAGAGCGACCCGGACTTTCGCACCTACTGGGACGACGGGAGACTGACCGATGAAGAAATCACGCGCGCGCGCTATGCGCGCCAAGAATACGGCGTCACGATCAAACCCGAACAAATCGCGTGGTGGCGCCGCGAGTCAGAATTCCGCGCCGAAGAATACATGTTGCGTCACTACCCCTGGCACGAGCGCGAGTGCTTCATTGCCTCAGGATCGGGTTTCTTTCCTGCCGCTCGCACACTGGAGATCAACGAGGCTTTGGCAACCGGCGCACCCTACAAGGGGTATCGCTATGTATTCGACGAAAAGTTTCTCTCAAGTCACATCGAGCAAGTTACCGACCGCGAAGAGGTCAACCTCCGCATTTGGGAACCACCCCAACCCGGCGGCATCTACACGATTGGCGTGGACCCATCAGGCGGCGGCGGTTCGGATGCAGATGATCATGCGGTGCAAGTCCTGCGATGTTATTCCGATCGAGTCGTACAGGTCGCGGAATTTCAGTCGAACAAACCGCTCACCTATCAAATCGCTTGGGTCCTAGCGCATCTGTGCGGCGCCTACCGTGAGCACATCTGCAATCTTGAGGTGACCGGCGTTGGCGCTGCGGTGATGCCGGAGGTGCGCAACCTGCGCCAGCTTGCCGAGCGCGGCATTCTGCAAGGCGAGCCCGGGAATATTCTCGACATCATCGGCTGCGTGCGGTGGTTTCTCTACAAGCGCGCCGACACCATGGGCGGCGCTGGGAACGTCATCAACTGGAAAACCAATCAGGACAACAAAAGCCAGATTTATTCGGAGCTGCGCGACTCGCTAATGCTGCGCCGGCTTGAGGTGCGGTCGGTGCGCCTGATCCAGCAGATGCAGGCGATCGTCGAAGATCAAGGGTGGATCGGCGCCGGGCCGGACACCGGCGAAAACGACGACCTTGTCACTGCGCTTGTGCTGGCGCATCATGCCTACATCGAGTGGCGCCGCCCGGGCCTTGTGGCGCGCAACATGACGTGGGACTCGATAAACGGCGAGCGGCCGCCCGGCGATGTTGGCACGGTGTTGTCGTGGGCCTTCTCTCGCCACATGCAACAGATGCACGCCAAGGCCCAGCAGAAGAGGACAAGGTTTTAGCCACGCCAGGAATGCGCAGTAAACCAGTAGCCGCGAGCGCGCCAGACATGCCCAGCAACCCGAGCCATTCAAGCGCGCCGAGCCTTCAAAGCAACCCGCTATGTCGTAGCGTGCCGCAACATCTAAGTAAACCAGCGCTCGGTAGCGCGCCGGACGTGTACAGAAACCCAAACACTGCGAGCGCGCCATTTCGATCAAGCAACCCGTCCGGAGTTAGCGCGCCATGACCGTCTTAACCTGGCAGAACGTCGCCGGCGTCGCCATCCTCCTGGCGCCGGACCTGCGCGTGTCGAACCCCGCCAATCTCGACATGTCGCAGGTCGTCTATGAAGCGCCGCAAAACTCGCATCGCGATACCCCGGTGTTGGACCGCCTGGCGCGGCCGGTGCGCGTGTCGCCCAACGAACTCATGGGGCTTGCGTCGGTCGCCGTTCCTGAGATGCTGTCGCCAGCCAACGCGAAAGGCTTCCAGGCCGGGCGCCATTGGGGAGTCGGATAGATGCGTCTCAGCGACACCAAGCACCGCATGCCTGAGAACTATTGCATAAGTTGCGGCAAGCCGATGACAGGTGCGTCGGGTGTTGATTGGGATGAACGCCCGACACCCGGCGATTTCGCGGTGTGCCTCTACTGCGGCCGGCTGTCGGCCTACGCCGAGGACCTAACCCTGCGGGCGCTGACCGACGACGAATTGCTCGAAATTATCGACGACGATCGCATCATCGCCATGCAGAAAACCGTCGCCAGGATGCGTGACAATGGATGACAAGCGCTACCGCGAGTGCGTTGCCGAGATCGCCGCGGTGCTCGCGAAATACGACATGGCCGGCGCGATCACGGTGGTGAGCAAAGAGCGCGCCATGTTCAAGTACGTCTTTCCGACGTGGAGTTGCATCACGATAAACGATGAGGGCGTGCGTTTTCGATCCAAGCGAAAAGACTTTCCGAGCGCGGAAGCGCAGCGCGAGACGACCGAGTTATCGGCGCACATCGTAATGCAGATGCGCGACATCGCAGCGCAGACTTTTGCCATGTGCGACCACCTCGGGAAGCACTTGGCGGAGCGCGTCGGCATGGAACACGAACCCTTCCAGGATTTCGACCCGGAGCGTAGTCACTGATGCCGATCGTTCGAACCTACGCGTGCGAATCTTGCGGCGGCTTTCTTGAGGTGACGCTGTCGATGGACCAGGTCGACGCGCCGCCGCCCGACTGCCCGCACTGCGCCGAACAGACCCACCAAGAGTTCAAGCCGATCGCCATCCGCGGCACCGAGGCGGGACACCGCGATCGCGCCGTCAAGCTTGCCCAGGACATCGCCGAAAAAGACTATGGCGTTGCCGACTACAAGTCCGATGGTCGCGTCGGCGGCCGCGGCAAGGTGCGCTACAAAGACCAGAAAAAGGCGAACCCGCATCAGTGGGGCGTTGCGCAAGAGGCGCTACAGACTGCGATCACGCTGGGGCGCCAGACCCGCATGCAGCACGGCGGCGATGGCCTCGACATGCTGCAGCGGGCGCTCAAGGATGGCTCGCAACCGGACCTAATCGCGGAGTCAAAAAAACGTGCTATGAAAGTGTGGTAAGCCGGGTGTTGCGAGTAACCCACATGGTCTCAGCGTGCCGTATCCTCAAAGAAACCCGAACCGCCGCAGCGCGCCACAAGCATCTAGCAGCCCGGAAAAAACAAGCGCGCCGAAAGACGAGAGAACCCCACAGTTCGGCAGCGAGCCGTCAAGAATTAGGAACCCGACGTCATTCAGCGCGCCAGGAAGCCGCAGCAACCCGAAAGTCCCAAGCGCGCCGAGAACCTGCAGAAACCCAGTAGACACCAGCACGCCATGGATCGTTAGAAAACCGTTATAACGCAGCGTGCCACCTTCGACTAGAAAGCCGTATGATCGAAGCGCGCCATCACAGGTTAGAAACCCAAACCAGCCCAGCGTGCCGTGTTTGATCAGCAACCCAGTGGCGATTAGCGCGCCGGAATTAGCGAGCAAACCGAAAAGTATCAGCGTGCCGTCCCGTCCTAGAAACCCGTTGCGAAAAAGCGCTATAGTCCGATCATCGAGGCGCGTGGTGCCCCTCTCAAGGGTGCACCATGCTGGTTGTTCCGACCGACAAGCTTGAGCTGTCCGAGTTCGCGAAAGACCTCGTCGACACTTGCATGGCGTCGTCGGCCGACCGCGGCATGGTCTACACCCGCGCCGCCCAGTATTATTACAGCGGCAGCGCCGACTACCGCGCCGCCATCTACAACAAGATCAAAGGATTCGTCGACAAACTGGCCGGCTTTCTGATGCAGCCGACCGACGTCCGTTTTCAGATCGTGTTCGATTCAGGCGAACCCGAGGACGTCCTGCAGCGCGGCCAGTTGACCGCCGAGAAGCTGACCGCCGACTTTCGCCAGACCGACAGCGACGTGACCTTCGCCGAAGCGGTGGTGTGGGCGCTCAACAATGGCTGCCACCTCCTCAAGGTCGCGCCTAATCTCAAGACCAACACGTTCCGTGTCGCGCCGGTGCATCCGCAGAATTTCGGGGTGCTGTCCGAGACCATCCTCGAACTCGACGAGCAGGAGGCCTTTTGCCACGTCTCGTTTCCGACGGTATCGCGCCTCGACTCGGATCTGCGCGCCAACAATCACCCGCGCCGCGCCGAGATCATCGCCAGCGTGTTGGAAGCGCGCCAGCATAACCGCGACGAGGAGGAACCGACCTATCTGCATCAAATGGTTGTCGGCGGGCTGCAGCCGTTAGGCGACGTCGGCGCCACACCGGAGGCGGCGGGCATTGTCTCGGTCTTTCCGGTGCCGAGCCCGTGGCGACCGCAGAAGACGTTTTCGCCGTGGAACCAGACGGTGAGGTTTTGCGAGCTATGGGTCAAGGATCAGCGCCGCGAAGGCGACTACACAACCCTGCAACTAGTCTACCCGGATATCATTATCGAGGGGGACGCTACACGGCGGAATCTATCCCGCGTGCCGGGACGTTCCCCTTTCGTCAAGATTCAGGCGCAACCTACACCCGGCTACTTTTGGGGGCGTTCGCTTATCGCCGACGTCCAAATGCTGCAAGACGTCCTCAACAAGAGATTACGTGATTTGAAAATCATGTGGGACCGCAACGTGGCGGCGCCGCAGGTCCTTTCCGGCTTCACCTCGGTCACCGAAGAACAATACTACAAGATCATTTCGGAGGGCGGATTCCTCAACGACCCCAACCCCAACGCCAAGGCGACCAAGCTGACCGACCCGCCGCCGCAAGGGTACATGGAGGAGCTGCAGTTCATCTTTCAGATGTTCGACGAGGCTGGCGGCTTCTCGCCGATCATGCAGGGCCAAGGCGAGCCCGGCGTGCGCGCCGGCGTCCATGCTCAGACCCTCGTACGGACGTCCTCGCCGCGCCTGATCGACCAGGCCGCGCGCATCGAGCGCCAGTTGGCCGACTGCGGCTACATCGCGTTGCGCATCATGCAGGCCGAAGATGCGCTGATCTACACCACCGACAAGGGGACCGATTTCACGCTGATGATGCTGCCGGACAATTTTCAGGTTCAGGTTGACTCGCACTCCGCCTCGCCGGCGTTCGCCGAGGACAACCGGCAGATCGCGATTGCCCTGTCGCGCGCCGGCGCGATCGACGCCGAGGACCTGATCCACATGCTGCACCCGCCCGGCGCCGAGCTGTTGCTCGCGCGACTGCGCCAGCGCCAGAAGGCGGCCGCGCAGGCAGCGCAGAAGGAGGAGGCCAAGGAAACCATGCTGACGCTGGTCACCGGCAAGGCGCCCGCCAAAGGTGGAGGCGGCGGCAGCCGGCGTCGGCGGTGACCCGGACTAGTCCGGTTGCCAGTTTGTCCTTTTAGGTTTAGTTTCCGACTTAGTCCCGGATCGGTTGCCCCGAACACCCCTCAGACCGGCCCGGACGCCGAACCCCTGTGGTGCAGGGTTTATAACCCCTCATCCCCCCGCGCGATCCTGTTATCGCAGGGGGTCGGCGAGTAAGCGATGTCGATGACCGACGGCGCTGCGGCGCCCGACGACGACACCGGAACCGGTGCACCCGGAACGCAAGGCCCGCCCGGCGGGGGCGGCGGTCTCCTTGCCGCCTTGCGTCAGCAGCAACAAGGGCCGGACCCCTCCACACCCGGCCCGGGCAATCAGGCCAACAGCCTGATGATGCTGAAAAACGCAATCGACCTCATCCAGCAATCATTGGGCGGCCTTGATGCCGGGACGCCGCCACACCGCGATGCGCTCAACGCATTGCGCCAACTGTCGCGTCATATCGCGCAAGGCGCCCCGACCGCCGGCGTCCAGCAGACGCAGCTTGGCGATCTCCTCCGCATGATCATGCGCTCGGCGCTCCTGCAGAAGCTGCGCGGCCAGCAAGGCGGCGGCGGCCAGGGGCAACAAGCGCCGATGCCAAGCACACCGTTACCCGGTGCATAGTATAGTTTGAAAAGGAGCAAGTAATGGCCCAGAACAGGTCATATGACCCGCCAATAACAACGCCTCCTGAGACACCACCTCGAACTATACTGCAAGTAGACACGCAGTCAGAGGTAAGCGAATGGGGTGCGATACCAAGTGTAGTTCCGAAACCTGAGGGCGGCGTCCCACTTCAGCCAAGAATAATTGGTAAAACAAACACCAACTGAGCATGCCGAGCCTGGACCAACGACCGCTCATTGAGCGCCTAGAAGCGGCCTCCATCCCTGAACCAAATTCGGGGTGCTGGCTGTGGTTTGGTGCGCCGACGGCGGCCGGCTACGGCTTGTTGTCCGTCAACAACCAGCGACGCTACACCCACGTCATTGCTTACGAGTTGGCAAAAGGACCGGTTCCGCCGACGCTCGTCGTCGATCATCTGTGCCGCAACCCTTGTTGCATCAACCCGGATCATCTTGAGGCAGTAACGCAGCGAGAAAATATCGCACGCGGGTTGTCAGCGAAAACGACAAAGGCGCGGTTTGCCGCGATGACGCATTTCAAATGCGGTCACGCGATGACTCCCGACAACACCTACATCGTCGGCAAACGCAAGGAACGCAGGTGCCGAACTTGCAACAAAGCCGATGCCCTCAAACGATGGAGGGACAAGCGCGATGGCTGACAGAACTATTACGGACGAAGAATACAATTGGCTGCAAGGCCGCAGGCAGGTAGCCGATTTCACTGAAAGTATTTACAACGATCCGGCGCTTTCGAAGGACGCCAAGCGCCTCATCAAGCGCAAATATCCCAACCTGTCGATTCCCGATTTCGACCTTGAGGAAAAAGTCGAGGCCCGCCTCGATGCCGATCGCAAGAAACGCGACGACGAGGACAAGGCCGTCCGCAAGCAGAAAGAGGAAGACGGCTGGAAGGAACAGCGCGGCAAGGTGCAGAAGGATTACGGCTTCACCGACGAGGCCATGACCGACCTCGAAAAGTTCATGACCGAAAAAAACGTCGGCGATTACGAGGTCGCCGCCACCTACCGGGCCTCAAAGAACCCGCGACCGTCGGAACCGACCTCGCACCATGGCGAACCCTGGGGCCATGGCAGCAACGAGACATTCCGCGAGATCGCCAAAGACCCCGAGGGCTGGGGCAAATCCGAAATCTTGAAGGCGCTGCGCGCCGATCAGGAGCGCGCACGACAACAGAGGTAGCAACGCATGCCGATTCTCGGCGCAGGCCTTATCCCGAGTGGCCCTATCGGGCTCGAACTCGAAGCAACTGTCCGGCGCGTGTTTGCGCAGATGGTCGTCGTTCTCATCTACAAACAGAATCCGCTGCTCGCGTTACTCCTCAGAAATGCCATCCGCGCATCGGGCGGCGTGAGCCCGTATACGCAGCCGGTGCAAACCGGCCAGTACGTCGAGTCGTCGTGGATCGGCCCTGCGGGGCAGTTCAACATCCCGCCCGATGTCGCTGCGACGGTGAACGCCGAGTTCAACATCTGCGCGTTGGCGACGCCGGTGACGAGTTACGGGCTTGAGCAGTTGGTGACGCAGGACGCGGTCGCCGTGGCCTCGCGCCTCATGCTCAAGATGAACGACCTGAAAAACTCGGCGCTGGCAGCGTTGGCCGATGCGTTGTTCACCTCGAACGGCGGCAACGTGTTGCAGATGTTCGGGCTGCTCGATGCGTATGGCAACGCGACGACGGCGCCGATCTACGGCGGCCTTGACCGCACCGTGTTTCCGCAGTGGCAAGGCCTCGTCGCCTCCGCTGCCGGCGATCCGGCACCTGGCGCGCCCGGCGCCACCCTGACCCGCGTCGGCTTCATCAAGTATCTGTTGCGCGCTGCCAAGAACGCCGGCGGCGAAGCACTCGATTTCGTGGTGATGTCAATCGAGGATTGGACGACGCTGATGACCGACTTCATGTCGGTTGAGCGCTACAACAACGACCCAAGTTCACGATGGGGCAAAGATGACCCGGTCAACTCAGGATTCCGCGGGTTGCTCCTTGGCGACACGCCCATTTTCTTCGACCTCAATTGTCCCCAAGGACTCGCGATCGGATTTAACTCAAAATACATCACGTTGGTCGTCCACGAAGACGCCAATTTTGCCTGGACCGGCTGGTACTCAACGATTCCTCAGGGTCAAATCGCCAGTGTGGGCCTCACCCTCACTGCCCTTAACCTCGTTTGCTCCAAACCCTCAACTGGCATCCTCGTCGAAGGCATCCTTGGCGGAGCAACGATGTAATGTTGCCGGTAACGACCCAACCACCGAAGCGCCCCGGCTCTTGGGGAAGCCCGTTCGGCCGCCCGACCGAGATTGACCTTTCGCATCATCCGCACCCGCACCCGGGACACGGCAGCGAAGGCTTTTACGTGCTGCGTAAAGGCGGCTGGTACATCAAATGTGGGCCGAGCAATTCGGCCATCCTTCACTACAAGCTGTTTGATGAGGACGATCACGATCACGGGCACGAACCGTGGCGTGAGCCGGGGAGCGGCCTGTCGCGCGCACCACCGCACAGGCCGCCTCCTCCCCCTCCCCCGCACCCGGGCGATAACGACGTCCAAGTCATGGAGCTGATCGCCCCGGGGAAGGCCGGATCGGTGTTTGCCGACGGGCAGAACCTTGTCATTCAAGGCCATGGCGAAGCAACCATCATTGAGATTTT